CGGATACGGAAGGCTGGCAAATTGGTGAAAAGGAAATCCCGTGCAACTCGCTCGAAGAAGCAATCATCGTAGGGATAGAGATTCTTAATCGTGGGTAATTAGACTACAAACGACTACTAATGAAGCATATATTATCGCTTGGTGCAGGGGTTCAGTCATCCACAATGGCATTAATGGCTAAACATGGAGAAATAAATCCAATGCCTGACGCAGCAATATTTAGCGATGTGGGTGCAGAGCCAAAAAGTGTTTACGAATATCTCGATTGGCTGGAGGGTGAGCTTCCTTTCCCCGTGTATCGAGTGATGGAGAAAGATGGGTTATTAGTTGATGTGGAAAAAGGAATTAAGGGGAGCAGATGTTCAAACCCTCCATTCTTTACAGAAACCGGATTACTCATGCGGACTTGTACCACAGACTTTAAGATTCGGCCCATTAATCGAAAGACTAAAGAGATTGCCGGATGGAAAGGTAAAAAGCCTAAAGAGCCAATCGTCACCACTTGGATCGGAATTTCTAAGGATGAAATCCAAAGAATGAAAGAATCTAACGAATCATGGATTCAGCATAGGTGGCCATTGATTGAAATGGATATGCACAGGCATCATTGTCTAAAATGGATGAAAGATAATGGATATCCGAAACCTCCAAGATCTTCTTGTTGGTTTTGCCCATATCACAGCAATAAAGAGTGGAGAAGATTGAAAGATGAAGAGCCAGAAGAATATGCAAAAGCAGTAGACCTAGATAAGAGAATAAGAAACGGTGTATATAACACTAAACAAAAATTATATCTCCATAGATCTCACCAACCACTTGATGAAGTTGACTTACGAACTGATACAGAAAAAGGTCAGAAAGAATTTGGATTCATGGAAGAATGTAGTGGGATGTGTGGATTATAGACTATGGGTAAAGTCACCTATGCAGATGAGATAAATGCACGCTTTGGTCTGCCCTGGACTGAGGATTTAAAGTATGAGAAGGGTGAGTTAAAGTGTGCATTATCGGAAGAAGAGATAGATAGACTAACTGTACAAGATCCTGTACGAGCAGAAACACTTACTCGATTACTACTCGATCAACCAAACAGCGAAAAAGAAGATCCAATTGAGTGGGGATGGACATTACCAGGTTGGCGTAGAGTGATGGAGAATTGGGACTCCACAAAAATACATATTATTTTGGGCGGTAATCGCAGTTCGAAAACAACTTTCGCGTCTCGTATGCTTGTGCATTTAGCACAGGCAATACCAGAAGCAGAGATTCGATCCATGCATGTGAGTGAGGAGAGAAGTATCTCAGATTCCCAGCGTTACATATGGGAAAATCTTCCGGCACGGTACAAACGGAGCAAGAAAAAGGGTGCAAATCATAGCTTACAATATACACAGAAAAATGGATTCAATGCTGGTAAAGCAATCTTACCACCCACAGACCCTGATGCAGAACGTGGCAGTACCATATACTTTAATAATTATCGGCAGTATATGGCAGATCCACAAATCTTTGAGGGATGGTCTGCACATTGTATTCATATGGACGAGGAAGCACCACAAAATGTATTTGAAACATTGGTAGGTGGTAGAACAGTTGATTACCACGGACGGGTCATGCTGACCTTTACAACATTGCAGGGATGGACACCTCTGATTAATAGTTTACTCAAGGGTGCGGAGACTGTGGAGTCTAAATATAGTGAGTTATTAGGTAGGGAGTTACCCGTTGAACAGGTATCCATGAATTGGCCAGATTGTAGAATTTATTATTTTTGGTCAGAAATGAGTCCCTTTGTGGATTACAAAGAACTTGTACGGACATATAGCAAGCAACCACAGGAAGTAAAACTTGCTCGATTATATGGCATACCTAGCAAGAGTTTTGAAGGAAAGTTCCCAAAATTTCAGCGTGAAACAAATGTTATTGAGCATAGTAAGATACCATTCATTGCTGACCCAACTGTTCAATGTACCCGTTATTTTATATGCGACCCTGGTGGCAGTAAACCTTGGGTTGGATTGTGGGCAGCAGTTACGGATGATGGTAAGATTTATGTCTATCGTGAGTTTCCAGACAGCACAATGGGTGCATGGGCAATACCCCATGTGAATGGTGCTGGTAAAGCAGTTGGTAAAGCAGGCCCTGGACAAAGACCACTAGGTTGGGGATATACAGATTATAAAGAATACTTTGAGGCACAGGAAGTGGGTGAGGATATATTTGAGAGAATAGTTGACCCAAGAATGGGTGCAGCCACAGTCCGCACAAAAGAGGGTGAGAGTAATATTATTAATACGATGAGTAACATGGGCTTTGTATTCCGTGCCGCACCAGGTGTGTCTATTGACTCAGGTATTGCCAAGATCAATGATGCGTTAAGTTGGGATGATACAGAACCTATGACTGAGGAAAACTGTCCACAACTTTACTTTTCTGACCAATGCGAGAATACAATATCATCCATGCTTGAATACGCTGGAGAGAGTAAGAGTGATTACTTCTCCGATCAGATTGACTGCCTACGATATTTATTTGTGAGTGGTGCGGAACATATCACACATGGTGACATCCAGGTCACAGGTGGTGGAGGATATTAGGTTGACTACATTAGGTGCATAATGTAGTTTTATGCTACACATGCTCTCTGCCAGCGATCCAGAATTATTATACGTATCTAAAGAGCCTGATATTGCTTACCTTGCAGAAGCCTACAAGCGCACGCAAAGTGATTTAGGTGAATGGTTGGATCGTAGGCAAAGGGATTACGATACCCGTCATTGTTTATGGGCAGGTAAATCGGATGACTTTAAGAAGCACGCTTCAATTAATCAGACGGGTGAAGTGTTCCCTTGGGAGGGAGCGAGTGACCAAGAGGTTAGATTAGTGGATGATGCGATATCTTGCAGAGTGGCAATGTCCATGAATGCAATAAGACGTGCGCACATTGTTGCCACACCTGTAGAATCCAATGATGTTGAGCGTGCCAATGTGGTAAGTATGTTCCTGCGCTGGTTAATCAATACGAAGATGGATGAGTTCTATCCTGAGATTGAGTTGGGACTAAATCATTTATTTGAGAAGGGCATGATGGTTCATTACTGCTGGTACGAGAACCAGGAGTTGAAGCAACAACAGACCATAAAGTTAGACCAAGTTGCCCAGGTATTGCCACAAGTTGCTGGAGCGATACAGGATGGCAGTATGGATGAGGAACTCACAGAAGTTCTTAAATCTCAGTTTGATATTGGAAAGTCCAAAGCTCGTGCAATGTTGCGTGAGTTACGCAGGGATGGAGAAACCACAATACCTGTTACCCGTCAAGTGGTTAGCAGACCAAAGATTCGTGCGCTTGCACCTGACGAGGATGTATTTTGGCCATCCTATGCAATGAATCCACAGGAAGCACCCTATGTATTTCATGCAGTCAGTATGACCCCAGAACAATTAAGGGCTAAAATTAGTACCGAAAAATGGTCAGAAGAGTTTGTGGATGCAGCTATTGAACTTGCCGGAAAGGGTGAGGACAATGACGAGAATTTATATCAGCTAAGAGAGAGTGATGAGTTTACCAGAGATAATGAAAATAGTCTCATTAGAATAGTGTACTGTTATCAAAGACTCTTGGACGAAGACAATATCCCTGGTATTTACTGCACAATTTTACACCCTCAGATTTCGGATCTGTATGCCAAACATCAATTGCTTGATTACGCACATGGGCAGTATCCATTTGTGGTCACTCAGATAGAGAGAACATCTAAGAAATTATACTCTGCACGTTCAGTACCTGAGAGGTTGGAAAGTTTACAACAGGTATTAAAAGCAGAAGTTGATGCTGGCATTGACTCGCAGTCATTAACAACTTTACCGCCTTTGGAACACCCAATGGGACGCGCCCCATCGAAGTGGGGGCCAGGTGTCCGCGTTCCATACCGCACGCCAGGAGAGTATAGATTTGCAGACACACCTCGTGGAAGTTCAGCTAATATTGAGATTAGAAGATATATAGAAGAACAGGCAAACAGACTGCTTGGACGCAATGCACCAGGTGTAGATCCAATCGAGGCACAGATGAAACAACAAGAGATCGTGGATAAAGTATTCCACCATCTCAAGTATGTACTCGATCAAGTATATTCCCTTTATCAGCAGTATGGCCCAGATGCAGAATACTTCCGTGTTACAGGTATGCAAGACATGCAGAAGTATGCAAAAGGTAATCCAAACGAAAGGTTTGATTTTTACATGCAGTTTGATGTGGCAACTCAAGATCCAGAGCAAATGCTTGAGCGTGTAAAAGCAATTGCACAACTTGGCGCACAACTAGACAGAAATGGTACGCTGGATACTGAAAGACTTTTACAGATTGCAGTCGGACAGATTCTACCAGGTGCTGCTGAAAGTATTATGTTACCCAAGGAAACTGCATCTCAGAAAGCAATGGATGAAGAGAGGCAAACCATCGCAGAGATATATGCAGGTGTACCACCCAATGTTAAACCTAATGATGCACATGAGATGAAATTGCAGATATTCCAGCAATGGCTTGCACAACCTGATGTGGCACAAAAGGTACA